TTTTTACTCTGTATAGTTGGGTCTTGCTTACTCTTCTTAGTGACTAAGTCGAATAATCCAGCATACACCATTTGCAGGTCAGACGGAATCGTATCGAAGCCCCAGTTGGCTGATACTTCTATCTCTTGCGATGTTGTGAACTTGTAAGGAAACACGATTGAGTTATACCACGTTGCACTTCGTTTATCCCATTGTCTAATTTCATAATCAGTGGTTATTACGCCATCAATTTTTACTTCATAAACTTCTGTGAATACGTCTGTGAATACTGTGCTATAACCTTTTCTTGAGTCATATACTATAGTGTCTAAATCTGCCGAGTCTACCATTCCTGTTATTGTCGAGCAGATTAGACCCTCTAACGTTTGTCTTGCAATTTCTAGATACAAGTCAAAGTTAGTTGTTTCGTAAGACGATAAGGATCGCCCTAGTAGTGCAGATACTTGTTCTTCGGTCATCTAGTTTGATCCTTTCGTTATTATGAACTTACTACGTCAGCAGCGATTGCAACAGCACTTTTACGAACTGTTAGACCACCACCAGCATAAACTTCTTGCAAGTATTCTTGCTTGTTGGTCTTTAGAATGAAGTTTGTGAAGCTTTCGATTGAGCTATCACCAACCGTCTTGTAGTTAGCAAGAACGACTAGGTAAGCATCGTTATCTAGGTCTTCAGTCATCCAGTCTGGTTCGATAACATCAGCAAATCCAAGTAATGCGCCTAGGTTTGTGCCTGGAGCAAATAGGAATCCACCGTTGATGTTCTCTTCAAGTAGTAATTCTGTTAGGTAACCTTTTTTAGCTATCAATACTACAGGGCCGTCAGCTTCTAATTGGTCTTTAGCACGTAGCAATGAAGCATATCGGCTTTCACCAACAACAGGAACGTAAGTCTCTGCAAATACGTTATTAGCAGCAGCATCAGTTTTAATAGCGACAAAAGAGTCAATCTTGTAATCGCTACCAGCCAAACGACCATCGCCAATGACGATTGCACGTTCGATTTCACGAACAATACGTCGTGGAAGCTCTGTTAATACGTATTTAACTAAAGCACCTGTGCTTCGTTGGTTCTTAACATCTTCTTTGTTAAGAGTAATGTACTTGTAAATGAACTGTGGTCGTAGAACACGATCAGCAATTGTGATAGTTTCCTCAGCTTTGTCCTCAGCTTCATCTCGGTTGTAACCCTTAGCTCGTGAGTCTTCACCAGTAACTGTGTCCCATGCTGCACGAAATACGTCAGCTCCGGTCTTAGTTACTTTGTTCCAAATCTCGCCACCAGTTTTGAAGGCATCTTCAATTTCGGTGATAAGAGCAGTTGGAAGTAAAATTTCTGGGTTTGATACACCCATTTTAACTTCTAGGTGGTTTTTCCATGCTTGTCGAACATCATCAGATGTTTTACCAGCTTGGTCTTCTAATACGTGAGCAAAAGCTTCCATAGCATCTTTACTTTTTAGGTAAGATTTCATATCAGCTTTTACTTCTACGGTTGCCTGAGCTTTTGGCTCTAGGACTTGTGATAATGCAACGTCTTCCATTGTATCCTCTTCGACTATTTCGTTAGTTTCAGCTTCTAGAGTATTAGTCACTTCCTCTATAACTGGTTCGTCAATAACAGTTTCGTCTGTATCTTCAGCTACGTCTGTTTTGACTTCTTCTTCGGCTTCTTCACTATCATCATCGGCCTGAGCCTGATTAAGTGTTTCGGCTTCAATAGGTTTAGCCACATCTTCTTGATCCTCGCTTTCTAGTTTTTCAGCTAGACTTTTTATTGAGTCTTTTGTAGCTTGCATACTAAATGCAAAGGTTCCGTTTAATGCGTTTTGGATGGTTGCTTTGAGATCAGCTTTTTCAAGATGAATAGCCTCATTAGCAAATCCGAGTTCAACGGCTTCATCTGCCGTCATCCATGTTTCAGCTTCTAGCATTTCTGCAATCTTTTCTTTATCTAAGCCAGTTCGCTCTGCGTATATCGGAATAATAGACTCCTCAATTTTCAACAGAACTTGTTTAGCTTTGTCTAAGTCATCCACATTTCCACCGGCATAAACTGATGGTCTGTGAATCATCATTAAAGCACCTGGTGACATAATTATCTTATTGCCAGCCATTGCTATAATTGATGCGATTGAGGCTGCTAATCCGTCAACACGGATAGTAACTTCGGCATCCAATTCTCTTAAAGCGTTGTACATTTCAAGTCCAGCAAAAACATCACCGCCACCACTATTAAGTGATACGGTTAGATTTTGACCTTTATATTCAGCTAATTCTTTGCGTAGTTGACTAGGCGTAGCTTCGTCTCCAAACCAAGATTCATCTGATATAGGACCAGTAATGACAAGCTCCGTTCCATTTGTCTCAACGACATCTTGGAACTTCCAGAACTTTTTTGCCATCTTTACCTCTTCTTTTAAGTTTATAACCGCTACACGCTTATATACAAGCTTCCGCTTTGGTCTATTACTATTATAACAGTTTACCTATACTCTTGGGTGAACATAGTATGCCACTTTGAGCGATACTTGATTATTTACTGCTGTCGCATGACTTTTAATTCTGAATGATCGTGCTTGCACCCTATGCCACAATCTTGATGGTCTTCGTTTATGTGGTCAGACAGCATAGATATTTTGATCTCGTTATCCATCTTACATTTTCGGTCTGGACAGCGGACTGTGATGTGCGAACTCTCAATAGCTTTAACATTCAGGAATCTATCGCAATACTTACACCTAATTTTTAATTCGTATGCTATTTTTTCACTCGCCATATCATTGCTCCTTTTCCATTAGGGTGAATATCACCTGCACTGTAATCTATCCAGTCATTTACAAATACGGTTCCGTCTACGCCTATAACCATCTGTCCCTCTGCTAAGAATGGTGTTTCAGCACTAAACCATTTGCCCTCGTAAGTCTGACAAAACTCACATGGTGTTGTTGGCGAGCCTTTATGTGTAAGTGATTTTTCAAACTCTAGTCCAGTTTCAGATGTTAAGTTCAACATACCCTCTAGATTGCCCATAGCTTGCGAACGGTTTAATTCTGTTCGTGCTAATCGCTTAACTCGCCAGTCATCTATGTTGACAATCTCTTTTAATGCTTTTTCAGTGTCTTTACGATTTAAGCCTTGCTCTACAGAGTCCGCTAGCACCTTTCTAATTGATTTTGCGGTATCTTGGCTATATGTTGTGCCAACACGTCTTAGATAGGCTCTGTAGTTGTCTAACGTAGCGTCTGATATGTTAAAGCCTTGTAGTTCTTTGATATTAAGCCCAGCAATTGCAGCACCAGTATCATAACTGTCTTCGCCATAGGCTAGTAAAATACCAGCAACGATTAACATCATTTCATCAACGTAAGTGTCAAGTTCTTTATCGTCAGCTTCTGGTTCTGCATCAGTCTCTTTTAGTTCATTTATAACTCTGCTAATCTGAGCTTCCATGAACTTAATTGTTTCGGCTTCCATTTTCTGTTGATCGGATAGTTCGGCTGTTGGTCGTGTGTTAAGTGGTTTAATACCGTCTATTTCTTCAGGGTCTGGTGAGCCTACAACTTCATTCCCCTCATCAACGTCTGGTTTATCGTTTTCAATTACAAGTGGTGCGGTCATATTAAGTAGTTTATAAGAGTTGGATAGTTTAAAGGCGTCAATGACTGAGTCTAGAGAATAACCTGCATTAACCATATTATTTATTATTTGGCTCTCGATAGCTTTACGTTCAGATTCTACTTTTTCTTCGTCTGATATTGTTGGAATATCATATTTGAATGTTATAGCAATGCCGGTGCCGCCAGTTATACGGTTTAACTCGTGATTAAGTTGTGTGTAGTTTCGCAAGGCTAGTGGATAGACAGCTCGTTTACAGAATCCAGCGTTGGCTACCTGAGCATTGGCGTAGGTCGCAGCATCATCAATTCCCTTAACAATAGCAGGAACACCGTAGGCTGTATCAATCTTGTCGTTTACTTGGCTAAAGATTTCACTTAGGCCAATATCTCGGTTCTTTTCACTGAATGGAGTCCACGTTATTTGAGCTTGAGCAGGTTTGCCAGTTTGGTCAATCGGTGTGTGAGCATAAGTTACTCGGCCATTCTTGCCAGCGCCCTTATGTCGTGCTTCTATCGTATCTACAATGTCATTGAATTCTTTTTCGCTGGCCGCAACAATACTAACAAGTCCAGCAGGAACAGCACCGTTTTCGAAGAAGCCTTTTTGAAAGTCAGCAATATAATCATCCAGTGTTGCCCATCGTCTGGCTGCTTCACTTGGTGAGTAACCGTCATACAGGTTAGTAGGATTAACGCCACCAGGTAATACAATAACTTCATTCTCATTGAACTGTTGTGAGCCTATATTATAATAAGTTTTTCCATCTATCCTCGTGACAGTTGGATATTCCAAGAATGTAAAACCAGCAATGTTATTCCCCTTAGTACCATAGAAGTTTCCACCAGGTTTGGCGTTTCCGCCATCATCTCGCCAGACAAGCAGATAAGTCTTTTTATGGTATAGGGTGCTGACTGCAATCTTCTCAAAGAATGCAACAGAACTATCTAACTGGTTCGGGTGATATAGAGCATTGATGATTGCATGATTTTGTATTGGCTTGCCGTTAGCGTCGATTGCATACGGTTTAATGCCCATATATTCGTTTGCGATAGCCCTAATACTTGGATAGGCACTTGAATAAGCGTCTGAGCTGTAGTGGTTGAATATTGACTGCATTCCGTGTGATGGTGCGTAGCGATTATGTGTCATTTTTGGGGCGAAGATTGCTTTGATTTTTTCAAACATTTAATGATTCCTTATATAGTTTAATTATAACAGTTTGTCTAAAGTATTGACTAGCGAATACCACCATAAGTGATAGTTTTCATATTAGCTACTCTTTCATAAATACTTGCTAATACGTCTGGAGCATCATCGTGGGCATTCTTTCCACCGGCTACATAAGTCAAAATTTGTTCGGCAGCACCTTGATATTTCATTGTCCAGTTAGGCGGGAAGTAAACATTGCGAGAAATCCAAGCACTTGAAGCTAATATGCGAGCTTCTTTATTGTGAGTTTGGGCTGTCCAAGTAACTACACATTTCTTATTGCCTAGTTTTTCTAGCTCACGTTCTATATTCCTAGCGTAACCTTTACCGCCATTATTTGATTCAAAGTCGGCTACGTTTACTCCGTCAGCGTGTAACATCTTTGCGAGTTGTGGTTCGGTTATCTCGGCTTTTTCGTTTGAGTGATAAATATCTGTTATGTAAACCTTGCCATCGTGTTCAAACCAATTGAATGATGATAGGTAATCTTTGCCTTGATCGGCAACGTCAGTGTTATTACGCTTGATGACACACTCAGGTAACTCTGACCATTCTTGTAAGTCTTTATATAATCTACCCTCAATGTCCATAGGTTGCTGGTAGTAGTTGGCAGCAAATATCTCAGGTGCTAGTGTCTTGCGGACTTCATCAAGTTTGGCACGGCTTATAATAGATGGTTCAAGTATCTCACCTTTTTCATTCTCAACTGGAAAGTCTACTACTTCGACATCATCACCATAGAAGTCTATAATCCTACCTGATAAATCACCTTTAGCCCATCTCTGCATAACGAATATAAACTTATAATCATCACCATCAGCACGGCTGAATAGCGTGTTCCTGTACCAATCCCAATAAGCGATAAGGTTAAGTACATTCAAAGCATCAAGAGAGTTTTTAATAATGTCATCAATCACAAATACATCTGCCCTAGCTCCTGTCAGAGTTGATGTTGGTGAAGTGGCACGATATGACGGTTCGGAACTACCCTCTAGTTCCCATTTACTCTTAGTTGCGAAGCCCTGTTTAATCTTTGTGTCTGGGAATATATCTTGATAAAGTGTACCGTTCTTACCTACATTTAATCCTAGTATTGTATCTCGTATCTGTGATGAAAATGTACCAGCTAAATCTCCACCGTTGCTCGCTGAAATGATACGCTTAGTGGGGTCTTTTCCAAGTAACCATAATACAAAGTTCTTAGCAGTAAAGCTTTTATAATGTCCTGGTGGTAATGAAATAACTAGATAATGTTTACTTGAGTTCTCATAGAATGTCTGTAATGTATCGGCTACGTCCTTTAATAGTTTACGATCATCAGTAAATATATCAGGATAGATAGATTGCTCGAAATCCCAGAAAAACCTCCTGGCTAATTCTTTCTTAGCTTCTTGGCGGACATATTCTGGTATTTCTGTCATTTATATCATCCTTGATAAGCTTTTTTAGTATAAAGTTATATAAAGCCGTAATTACTGGCACATCATCCATATTTTTGTCTATGGAGTATATCGCCATACTATTATTTATTAGAGTTTTTAAGTTCTTTCAATATAAACAAAAAATAAGTCGTACAAGCATCTCCGTAAGATTCTGGGTTGCCTTTTAGCAGTCTAACAGCTTCATTTTCAAACTCCTCTGGGTCTTCACGATAGCGCCTATCCCACTCTGTAAATACTTCTGTAATCTCTTTTGTTGTTATATTCATTAAATACTCCTCTATTTAGTTAGTTTGCGTAGTTCTTCAACCGTAAGTTGCGATATAGGGTTTATTGATTCACCCTTAGTAGTAACATCTGTTTCAGTTTTATCTTTCCAGCCATAGTTATTTTTCAAGTTAAATATAGTTCCTGTTGGGCTAGGACTGAATAGCATTTGTTCGTTAAAATGTTCTATTTTAGTCTTAGCTTTTTTTATCGTGTGAGAATACTCGTCGCTGCTCTCTTCATAATCTATCAAAGTTCGGCGTGTTGTTCCTAGTGCTAAAGCTAAACCTGTGATTGTATAAGGCACTTGCTTAGTCATAACTTTATGATAGACTTCAACTAAATAATTAAGTCCATTATCATCTTTCTTCAACTTTCCAGTGCTATCTCTAGCTTCTACCCATTCAAGTATTTCTTCCATATGCGGGTCGCATTGATTAAAGTAAGCATCTATCTTTTGCTGTAATTCTTCAACTGATTTGAACTTTAGTGGTCTACCACCTGGATGTTTAGCTTTATCTTCCATAATTACCTCTATATCTATTATAACCTATTATAACCTTATGG